ATTTTTTTTGCTCCTTAAATACAAACCAAGACACAAAATGTTAAGAATTTTTTCCCAAAAAGCGGGAGTAGCTTTTTTCTTCCGCCTGCGCTGCAGCTGAGTGGCGAAAGCCATTTACGTCGTCAGTACCTCTTTTCTGCATGTTAACCAAATCATCCTGCATAGCGGCAGAAATAGCTTTAAGGCTTGCAGAGCCTTCGCGGTTGTAGGTGCCATGACGAAACATATCAATAAAATCAACAACCTCTTGGATAAAAGGAATTACAGTGGACACGAGAAAGGTTAAAATTGCAGTAGTTTTGTTTGACATAATCAATCACCTCATTTAGAAAAATAATTAGCAATACCGGAAAACAAACGATTAGCAGCACGGCCAATAGTATTCCAAGGTAAACCGTCATCAGAAAGGCCGAGGTCCTTATAATCCTTATTACGAGAAGTCTTATAATCATAATCAGCCTTAGCAACATTAGATAGCTGTGCATTATAAGCGGCAGAACTATTAGCAGCATTACCTTGAGCCAGCATCATAGTAGCTTGAGCAGGCATAACAACATTCATCATATACTGCTGACTAGCCTTTTGAGCGTCAATATACTCGCCTTGCTTTTGAGCATTAGCTAAATTTTGCTTAACTAAAGCTAAATTGTCATTGTAAGAATCAGCAGCCAGCTTATTGGCAACAGAAATACCATACGTTTCAGCATCATACTTCTTCGCACTAGCTCCAGCTAAAATAGTTTGAGCAGCTAAATTTTTTATTTGTTCATCGCTCATCTTTTCGGCAACCTGAGCTTGACGATTAGCAGCCTTAGCGGAATTACCAGCAGCAGAAGCAGACATACCAGCAGTAACACCTTCACCGAGATTATAGTTTGCAGAAAGAGCAGAAGCACCATTAATAGAACCACCAATGCCTTGCGTAGCAGCAAGCATGGGATTAAGTCCAGCTTTTTGCATATCTTCCATAGCCCATTGATAACGATGCTGATAATTATATACATTACGCTGATTAGCTACAGTTGCAGCATGGCGAGCAGCAGAGTTAGAAAGAGAACCACCAATGAGAGACGAAATACCACCAGCAATAGCTCCAGCAGCAGATCCAAGAAATGACATAAAAAATCACTCCTTTTTTAGAAATGACCCATCATACCGGGTATACCATACATAGGCATAGGACGAATACATTTTAAGTTAAATTTAACATCTAACAAGAAATGAGGATAGGACGGAACGGCAACTACGCGACTAATAGGCGGGTGGTCTTGAATAAACTCATCCGAAAGCGTAGGCAGCGTAGCGAATTTCTGTGACAAATGCCAAATGTCTAAAGGTTCTTTATAGGTTGAGCGGAATTGACCGGTAATCAAAGACGGCTTATAGCGATATTCTGCATAGCGTTCTTGATAGCCGAAAATTTTCTTATCATCATCATTTCCTTGGCAATAAATTTCAATGTTTTGAATAGCTTGTTCGCCTAAGTGAGCAAAGGACGGCCAATAGAAGTCCAGCACATCGGAGCGCAACCACATTTTATTAACGCCTTGCTGGTAAGTCAAATCAGCACGCACATTAATTAGGCCGATAACATAACCAAATTCACTAAATGACTTGGTGAAAGCATGGTAACGCTGGGCGTTAAGTCCATATGCAGCTAAATTACCTTGTGGGGTTGTAGAGTCCGTAGAGCTTGTCTGAGTAACCGGGTTAATGTTCATCATACTAGAATGACTTCCAAGGAACTCAGGACGTTGCAAACGAGCATCGGGATTAGTTACACCGAAATGAGCTTGCAATTTCTCCGTATAACGAGTACCGCCGCGGGCATCAATCTCATAATACCTTTGCAGCATAAACGCTTGACGAAGAGAATTAATGGTAATTGAAGTAGCAGAAGAAAGGTCAACTTTCAAACCGGATTTATAAGATTGAGGAAGGCCACTAACAGAACCCAAAGTAGGATTGAACGCCAAATGAGTACGGTCAGTAGGCGAAAGATAAACGCCACCAGTAGCAACAGAACCAGAAACAGCATTATTATTAAAAATAAAATCACCGTCAGAAACAACAGGAGCAAATTGACCTAAAGGCAAATCAACAGCCGGGCCTTTTTGTGGCCAAGGAAGCGCACCGGTGAAATAGTCATATCTTTTTCCGCGCGGAGCCGGGTCATACCAATTTTTAACACCGGACGGCAAACCATAATTAGGATTAGCGGTAGATTGTCCCATAGGTTCAAGTACTGTATTAGATTCGCCTTTGCTAACCTTAACAGATTTTTGCAGGTTCTCATCTCTGAACCACTCGTTCCAAATGAGCCAATACGAACGGAACGGCAAGCAGTTGACAGAAATATTCTTAAAAGTACCATTACTACAAGCTATACCCATATAATCGGGGAGCTTGTTTGTCATATCGCCGGTTAGAGAAACAGTAGGAACAAGGTAATCAGTAGAATCTTCGGGGTTCTCCTGCTCACCACAAAGATTTGCCCATTTATCATACACGAGCCTACTTGGAACAAAGAAAAAGAAGGACTCAATATAAATGTTATCCATGAACGGAACTACAGGAGTAGCCAAACGACAGAACTCCACAGGGTTAAGAGTGAACGTATCGCCTGGAATAACTTCGTCGACAAAGTAAGGGATTAAAGCACCTTCGTTAAAGGTTGTCTTGTATACGTGACTTCTGTCAAAGACGGAGCGGCGAATATTAGCTTGCGGAATCATCGCAAAATGCGACTGATTAACGCGAATGTTACGAGCCATAGTATTAACTCCTTAATTTTATTAAACGACCGAAAAGCACGAGAACGGCATTTTCGTTATCAAATCAGAAGGGAATTAAAAATAAATAAAAGGCTTATTTTTGAAGGTTTTTCTGATTTTGTGTCACCTTGACCAGTTACGATCAAGTAGGTAACTGGTCAAGGTGACAAGGTTATTATTCTACATAAGTGAATATTAGCATATAGGTTATTTTTGCTCCAATTTAGACTCTCCTGCTACCGGAGTGACAGGTTCTACCGGAGTATCTACAATAGCTTTAGGTTTTAGGCCTAACTCTTCAAGCCTAGAAACAACTTTGGCGTCAGTAGATGTTAGAGCATCAAGCAGCATTCGTGGGTCATTGCCAAATTCAGCACGGACACTAGAAGGCAAATCTGCAAACTCTGCGTTAACATTAGCAACAAGGTTGCAAGCGGTTTCATAATCCGGGAGTAATGTGGTATCACCATATTGCAAAGTAGCCGGGTCATGTGCTCCAACAGAATCGACAATGCCGGTTGTGTTGAAATTGGCTATAATATGATGAATATCGCACTCTTCAGCGAAAGTTTGGTCAGCAAGCGAAGGCTGAGTAATTTCAACGTGAGGTTTTGGCGGTTGCTCATCGTAAAGCGTATAAAATTTAGCCATGCGTAAAAATCTCCTTTCTTTACCCGACAAGGCACGAGTAACGATTGCGTAAAGCGTAGGCTTGCGCCGTGTTACGAAGATATGATATAGGCGGAGTGACCGGCAGCAAAGCACAGTCATTTTGGCGTAGCCAAAATTTAAAAACAAAAAAGACGCTCAACATTACGCTGAACGCCTTTGATGTGTGGTATCACCACTTGCCTTATATGTAGTATACCACAAAATGAGAAAGCAGGCAAGCGTACGTTACAATTACATTTTAGCACTCTCCGGAGGGGGGGTCAATAGCTCCGTGGCAGTGGAAAGCAGTAAAGTGGGATTTTGTGGGGAAAAGATACAGGTTTTGTCGTCAAACTCACCCAAATACATCAACACAAAATCCTCGTGGTAGTCATGGATAATATTGGAACGCTCCGGGGTGGACACCTGATTAACCATAATTTGGAATTGACGAATGGCCATAGCATTATTTTGCTGAACGAAGGGCGGGTTCATCAGCTCGCCCTTGCGGTCATAAATACAGTATAATTTCATAAAATCACTCCTTTTTTAAAGCAGAAAGCTGGGCATCAAGCTCGGCGTTAATTTTAGAAATGCCTTTATCCATAGAATCATCACGAGCAACCGAGTGAAGAAAAAGTTTAAAACGATGCAGCTGCTCTTTATCCATGAGATAGTAAAAACCGTCATAGAGAACAATAGAAAAAGTATAACGACCATTTTCACCTTTGTAATCATTAGCAGCACGATAAGAACGAGCCTGACCATAAGAAGGGAATACAGTCCAAGACGGAAACTGTTCAAGAGATTTACGGATACGAGCATTATTTTTTTGGGAAAAATTAGGATTAAAATAATCTTTTAACATATTGCTTACCTCACTTTCTATATATATTATACCATGAGAAAAAGCAACTGTCAACAACTTTTTACAACTTTTTACAACTTTTACAAACCTAAATTATCAAAATCACGCTCAAATTGTTCCTGCCGGTGCTTCAAAATCTTCTCTTTTGCTTCCAGCCTTTTGCAATCGATGACGGCAGCCTTTGCATTTTCGGCCTTATTTTGCTTGTATATACTATACCAAACGGGGTTACTGCGCTCAAATAGTGTTTGATAATAGCGAGGTATCTTATATTTAGCTCCATTAATAGTTACAAAGCCTAATTTAAAAATATCTTCTGAATAAAGGCCAAAATAATCGGCTCCTATGCCAGGCTTAAGAGAACTACCGACAAACTCCGGAGATATGCCAAGAGCATCATACATACAGGCATTTTTACCGGTCTGCTTTTTAAGGCTATATTTAGCAACATACCGGGCGGATTCAAAGGTAATCGCTCCAACAGTGTTGAAACCATATGGCCAAAGCCGCTCCAACGTAGGGGAACGAAAAAGATTGTAACCAGCTGTTAACGCCGATACTTTGCGAACATCCGAAGGAAACCAACCAAAGCACAAAATATGATAATGCGGCCTGCGGTTAAGATCGCCATACTCACCGCAACAAAGAAAACGTATCTTAGAATTGTCATGATAATCTAAATAACGACGTAACCTTTTAAAAAAAAGTTGTAAATGCTCACGATGCAGCGAGCAGTCAGCTGGAAGGCAATCATCGTTATAGGTTAACGTGATGAAGCAGTTATGCAAATGCAGTTTAGCCTCATGAACGCAACGAATAGCCCAATCATTAGCCTTGTCAAGACGGCAGCCTAAGCATTGACCGCACGGAACGACAACAGCATAATTATTAGCTAGCTCATTTTTAGCATACTCCAACGATTTACCGGACAGCTGACGATAAGCAAAAAAATTTGATAGCTCATACTTGCCGTTAGCGTTAGGCACAGCAGAACGTTTAGCAAACATAGGATTAAGGCAAGTCATAATACACACACTTTCTGCTACATGCGGATACCGCCGCGCATGTTGCGAGATTTAAGATTTTTAAGCCGCGGAACGGCGTGATTACGAAAGTTCCGGCGTGAACTACCGCGAGAAATTCTACTTCTTCTCATTTTTTTTGCTCCTTAAATACAAACCAAGACACAAAATGTTAAGAATTTTTTCCCAAAAAGCGGGAGTAGCTTTTTTC